AAAAATGATTCTAATGAAATAATGGAAAATATATCAAACAAAAAATAAAAAAAAATTAAAACTTAAAGATAAAAATTATTATAATAAAAATAAAAACAAGAAAAATAAATATAAAAAGGAATATAGTAGGAAAAAATATAATATTAACTCAGAATATCGCTTAAAAATTTTATCGAGGACAAGAATCAATTTAGCCTTAAAAAATAATTATAAAACTGGACATACAATAGAATTATTAGGTTGTCCAATTCCAGAATTAAAACAACACCTTGAATCTCAATTTACTATTGGCGTATTATGGAATAATTATGGCACTTATTGGGTTATCGACCATATAATTCCATGTGCTTTATACAATTTATCTATTCCAGAAGAACAATTCAAATGCTTTAATTATCGAAACTTAAGACCTTTAGGAATAAAAGAGAATTTAAAAAAATCCTCAAAGATAGATTATGATTTAATTAAACTATATCAGATTGAAGATTTATTACCTAAAAAGTTTAAAATTTATGCATAAAGAAATCAAAGAACGAATTCCTAGAAGTGATATTGATTTTCTTATTCAGCAATTTAACCAAATAACTGACAAGAGAGAATATGAATTACCATCACATTATATAGAACGTACTCGATATCTACCTAAAGAGTTAACAGCAATCCCCGGATATTATAAATTCTCGATAACGCCATATCTAAAAGAAATATTAGATAATCTATCTCCCGAATCATCCGCACAGAAAATAGTTGTTATGAAAGCTGCTCAGGTTGGGGCAACGACAGGTATCCTTGAGAATTATATAGCTTATAATATAGGTTGTGATCCAAAACCTCAATTATACGTTTCCGCAGATAAAGAACTTGTAACATTAGGATTTAAAACAAAAATAGAACGAATGATTGACTCATGCGGGTTAAGAGATAAAATATTTTCACAAACAGCTAAACAAAAAGATACAGGAGATACAACAACAGAAAAACAATATAAAAACGGTTTCTTACATGGAGCCGGCGCACAAAATCCTGGTAAATTAAGATCAATGAGTTATCCAGTAATTCTTTTTGACGAACTTGACGCTTTCCCCGATCATCTTGGGACTGAGGGTAGTCCTGTTTCACTTGCAGAAAACAGGACAAATGCTTATGCAGAAAAACGAAAAATTTTATATTTAAGCACGCCTTTAATAACACAATCCAGTAAGATTTATAAATTATTTATTCAAGGTGATCAAAGGGAATTCTATACTCCTTGCGTCCATTGCGGAGGAATGCAGGTTTTGTTATGGCATGGAATTAATGAGAAAGGTGAAACTTATGGCATTGTTTTTGATATAATTGATGGGAATCCAGATTTTTCAACAGTAGGCTATAAATGTCAATATTGTGGTAAAATCATGAAAAATCATGATAAAGCAATATTTTTATCTAAAGGTGAATGGCGCCCGACTGCCAAAAGTAAAGAGCCGGGGTTAATCAGTTATCATATTAATGCTTTAATAAGTCCACCCGGATTATATTCTTGGGAAAAAATGGTGATGGATTGGGCTAAATGTTGGGACCTAACTAAAAATCGCATGAAAGATAAAGAAGAATACAGGACTTTTAGGAACACAAAGCAAGGGCTACCCTTTGAGGAACAAGGCGAACAGATCCGCAGAGAAAAAGTGCAGCAATTTAGAAATTATAAATATTTAAAAAATCAGATAAATAATAAGGCATTTAAAGAAGATTCCGGATCAGAAATTTTATTATTAACAGCTTCAGTTGATGTACAAAAAACTTGTCTATTTGTTCACGTAATCGGTTGGACTCTTGGAGGTAGAAATTACACAATAGATTTTATTCAACTTGACGGTATTGTTGAGAATAAATATTCTCAAGTCTGGAAAAAACTTGATGAAATTTTAATTGATAAAATATGGGTGTCCGATGATGGAAAAGAATATAGGATTATTCAGACTGTAATTGATAGTGGGCATTATACTACATGGGTGTATGATTTTGTTAATAAATATTCGTCTGGAGTCTTTGCAATTAAAGGAGAGGACTACCTTATAGGTGGTTTAACATATAAAGAATTTAATCGAAGCACGTTAGAAAAAGCCGGGTTATCAGTTGCTTTTCATTTAAATACTACATTATTAAAAGATAAAATCGCAAAAATATTTAACAGTAGATGGGAAACGAATAAATTACAAGAAGAGTTTTATCCGAATTTTCCTGAAAACATCGGTGATGAATGGTTTGATTATTTTGAGGCGGAGCAGAAAGTTGATGAATATGATAAAATTACTAATAAATGGTTACGATCTCGATGGAGACAAATCCCGGGAAGATCCAATCATGGATTCGATAGCTACGCATACGGATTGGCTAATCTTGAAATTTTAGCAGATTTTATTTGTAGGAATGACCTTAATTATAATTATTTAAACTGGGATGCTTTTTGGGAGTTTACAAAAACAGGAATATTTTATAAAGATCATAAAAAAAATTAAAATATATTAGAAAAAATGATTAATTTGTGATATAATATATATATGAAGAAGTGTAGTAAGTGCGGGGAAGAGAAGGAATTAGCAAAATTTGAATTCCGTAAAGATACTCAAAAATATAGGGGTCAATGTATAAAATGTAGAGTTGATTATAATAAGAATAAAGATATTATAAAAAAAAGAATACAGGAATGGAGAAAGAATAATCCTGAAAAACTGAAAGCATATAGAGAAAAAAATAAAGAAAAATTGAAAGCATATAGAGAAAAAAATAAAGAAAAATTGAAAGCATATGATAAAATATATAATAAAATAAATAGAGAAAAAAGATTAAAATTAAGAAAAAAATGGCAACAAAACAATAAAGAAAAAATAAATAAAAAAGAATTAAATAAGAGAAAAAACAATCCTATTTATAAATTAAAACTAACATTAAGTCAAAGAATTTTAATTGCTTTAAAAAGACAATATTCAGAAAAAGCATTTAAAACAATTAAACTTTTAAGTTGTACAATTCCCTTTTTAAAACAACATCTTGAATCACAATTCACCCCCGAAATGGATTGGGGAAATCATGGCACTTATTGGCATATCGATCATATCATCCCTTGCTCCTTATATGATTTATCAAAAGAACATGAGCAATTAAAAGCTTTTAATTATAGGAATTTAAGACCTCTTGAAAAAACAGAAAATATAATTAAAAGAAATAAATTAAACATGGAATTAATAAAAGTATATAATCTCGAAGATTTATTACCTTCAATATAATTTAAAATTTTATTGACATATTAATTAAAAATATCTATATTATTGAAGGGGAAACATTGTGTCCATTATCGATCCGACTCATGTAACTATTAATGATGATTCAACAACTACATGGAATGATTCGTTAACTAACGCAAAAATGATGCTCTATGAAGTCGATAAAGGGATAACGACCATTATTAAGACAGGCGTTGCTTCATATTCGTTGTCTTCAGGTCAATCAAATCAAGATGTTCGTCGATTATCTCTATCCGAATTAAAAGAATTAAGAACAGAATTATTATCTCAAATTTCAGAATTAGAAGTAATGCTTGGAATTAAAAAAGTTTGTGTTCAGGTAATACCGGATTGGTGAGGATAAATGAATATTTTTAAAAGTATTTTAAACAAAATGCCTAAATTTTCATTTGATAAAACATTTCAGGAATCCAATAAACAAATTCAAGTCATAAACGAACAACAACCGACGGCACAATATCAAACTTCTTATTTTGCTCAAGATTTAATTGAATCTGTTTGGAATGGGGATAAATTTTATGGTAGTTTTGGAACTACTAAAAATTATTCAACAGTTGATTATTATCTTTTGAGAAAACGAAGTGTGGAACTTTTTAAAAATAACCATTATTGTCGTGGTATTTTACGAAGGTTAATAACAAATGAAATTTACAAAGGGCTTAATCTTGAGGCAAATCCGATACCGAAATTAACGGGAATGACTGAAGATCAGGCAGTTGAATGGGCAGAAGAAACAGAGTTACAATGGAATTTATGGGGTAGAGATAATTATATCTGTGATTTTAATCAATTAAAAAATTTAGGGCAGTTAACAATTGATGCCAGACAAACGGCTTTAATATCCGGCGATGCGCTTATTATATTAAGGATGAATAGAAAAACTAAATTACCTTGTCTTGAAGTAATAGACGGAAGCAATATTCAGACTCCAATCGGCAAAACTGTAAGAGAAGGGAACACAATTAAACATGGGATTGAATTTCGGGGTAAAAAACATGTCGCTTATTGGATTTATGTTGAAAAAGAAAATTATATTTATGACTGGGAACGAGTTCCTTGTTGGGGAGAAAAAAGTGGCAGACGCATTGCATGGTTAATATATGGATCAGATAAATTACTCGATGAATGCAGGGGAGAGCCTATATTAAGTAATGTCTTTTACATGTTAAAAGAACTTGACAGGTATCGTGATGCTGAAGTCAGGGCAGCCGTTGTAAATGCATTAATACCAATGTTTATAAAGAAAACAGAAAAAGGGCCGGGGGTTGGGGTATTTAGTGCCGGGGCAATGAGAAGAGAAACAGAAACAGTAACCGATGGAGATAGTACGACAAGAGATTATAATATTACAAAGAATTTACCTGGTATAGTGCCGGAGAATTTACCATTTGGGCAGGAGCCAGTAAGTTTTAATACACAAAGGCCGAATGTTAATTTTGGTAAATTTGAAGAAATAATTTTGAATACGTTCGCTTGGACACTTGAATTACCGCCGGAAATAGTAAAATTATTATTTCAGAGTAATTTTTCTGCATCCAGGCAGGCAAATAATGAATTACAAGTATATATAAATAAAAGAGCATGGTTATTAGGTTGTGAATTTTTACAAAATGTATATGAAGAATGGGTAATAGCCTCGATCATAAATGGGAATATTAAAGCAGATGGATTAATTGAAGCATGGTTTGGCGATGATTGGCTTAAATATAATAGTTGGTTAAATACTGAATGGAGCGGATTAAACAGGCCATCGGTTGATGGTTTAAAGGACGCTTCCACATCAGAATTATTATTAAAATTGGGATTAAGTACATTTGATGCTGAAGCAAGAAGAAATACTGGTATGCGTTGGCGTCCGTCAATCCAAAAATTAAAAAGGGAAAAAGATTATTTAAAAGTGCTTGATATAACTTCAAGTATAGATCAACCTAAAGTATTAAAAGCGAATAATATACAGAATGGAAATAATAATGAAGATGGAAGCGATGAAGAAAACCAGAAAGAAAAAAAGATAAAAAAAATACCAGAGAAGGTTAAATAATTATAAATTGGAGGTAATTTTATGTTAGCAAGTTATACTTTAACTAATGGTGAATGGAAAAAAATTTCGGCAGCAGGGGAAGATGGGCATTGTTGGTTAAAATCATTTAATGGATCAAATCCGATTATAAAAATATCACATACAGATCAAGTCCAGGATCCTGTTGATGATATAGAATATGATGAAACAACTGATTTAGACATTGATATTGCATATAGATTACCAGATAAAAGAATTTCTGATGCATTGACTTCAGATAATGGTAGCGATATATTTTATGCAACGATTTTAAATACAGATAAAACCTGTGAAATTATTACGGATTTTATTTAAGGAGTTTTTATGGCAATAGGTTTAATTAAAGAAAAAGGAATATTAAATTATAGAGAAGTAAGCGCCGAATCCGGCTATGAACAAGAAATTTTTTCAACCGATACTTTTATTGAATTTGATTCTGAATCTTATGGTGGAATGAATCTTAACTTGCCGAAAGCATCTACGGTTCCAGAAGGAAAGATTTTTTATTTCAAGGACTCTCATGGATGGGGTGGAAGTGCTGATGTTTATGTACACCCATGGTCATTAGGAACTCCAAACGATACAATAGATAATTCTGGAGATATTACGTTAAATAATGGTTATGATTGGTTAATTCTTGTTTGTGATGGTATTTCGAATTATATGTTAATGTCTTTGGGACATCATTAATTAAAATAAATTCCCGTATGGGAGTTTAAATATATTTTATAGCGAAAATGGAATGGAGGTAGCTATATGGGATTAAGGACACAATTAAGTGAAGTTAAAGATCTACTTGAAAAAACAGAACCGTTTGGTAATGTTTTTTATGTAGACGGGACAAATGGGGATGATGATAATACAGGTCCTGATTGGGATCATGCTTTTGCAACAATTCAAGCAGCAGTAGATGAAGCGAGCGCATATGATATAATTTGTATTGCGCCAAAAAGAATACCTGTTGCAGCTGAATTAGGCGGGGCAGGAACTGATCCGAACAGTTATGCAGAGACGATTATTATTCCAAATACAAAACCGCATTTGGCATTAATTGGAGTAAGCAGAGGTAGAACACAAGGTGGATTACCTCAAATAAAAAAAGGCTCTGGTGCAGTTGCACTATTAACAATAAGAGCAGCCGGATGTTTAATTGAAAATTTAGGATTTAATGGATCCGGATCAACAGGTGGTGGGATATTACTTGATGATGATGGCGGATTAACAAAAACAGCCTTTGGGACAACAATTAAAAATTGTCATTTTAAAAATTGTGCAGGAACTACAGCAACAAATGCAGCAACAGGCGGGGCTATACAATGGGCAAATACTACAGAAGGTGGAGCATGGCAAGTAAATATAAAAGGTTGCAGATTCTATAAAAATGTTGGTGATATTATAAATTTAGAGGGATCAGGATGTACACCTCAAGATGTTATTATTGAAGATTGTGATTTTTCAGGGCCAGCAGCAAACGTTGACTGTAACATTTATGCAGCAGCAGGTGGTTTTAACGGATTAACAATTAATAAATGTAGATTTCAGCAATTGCCTAATATAGGCTCTGGAACAAACAAAAGATTTATTATTCTACCTACAGGAACGGTTGGGATGATGACAAATTGTACTTTTGGTTGTCAGACATCACATACAGGCGGGACAAAAATTACATTTAGATCTGGCGGTACTGGTGCTGATTTTCCAACTACTTTTCATATTGCAAAAAATTTTGGTCAATCAATATTACAAAATGAATCAGGTGAAATAACGATTGCAGCATAAAGTTTTTTGTTTTTTTCATTATTTAATTCTCCAAAAGCGTCAGAATATCTGGCGCTTTATAATATTTTTTGGAGGGAAATATGGTAAGTGAAAGAAGAAGAAAAGGGTTTTTTGAAAAGCCATTAGTAAATACGATTTTTGGTGGGGTTGTTTTATTCGTTGTATTGATACCGATTAATATAATTGTTTTAAATTTTACGAAGATATCAGAATCTCCAGATCAAATAACAAAAATAAATTATGAAATTAAAAATATATCTGAAGATGTAATCGCTTTAAAGACGAAATTTGATAAAAACGATGAAAATATATTAAGACTTGAAAAGGCAGTTACAAGATTAGAGGCATTAATTGAGAGATTAAAAAAATAAGGATATATAATGAAAAATAAATTATAAATAGGGGATAACTACTCATACTATATGTTATCATGGTGGCGGTATATTTACTTAGTATTTGATGGATTTTAAAATAAAAGAGGTGTTTTATGTGGGATATTATTTTAAAAATTTATTTTGATTTAAAAAAAACAGGCATTGATTTAATTGTTGTTTGTTCGGCAATACTGGGGACTCATTTTATTAAAATTTTTATAGTTAAAAATTTACAATTTTATACAGAGAAAAACAAAGGGTTAATTAATGCGATTATTGCTTTAATTTTAGCGATAATAGGATCATTATTATTTACTTCTTTTTGGCTTCCTTTTGCCAAAACAGTTTTTATTTCATGGATTTTTGGCATTGGCGGGCAACAAATAATGCAGGCGATTGAAAATAAATTTTTTAAAAAGGAATAATTATGAAAATATTAGAGCAAAGGTTAACAAGTCCGTTTGGCAAGAGAATAAATCCTATAACTCATATTGAAGAATTTCATACAGGAGTTGATTTAGTTGATAATGAAAGGAATGATGTTTATTGTGGGATTGATGGTATAGTCCGTAGATCGAGAATGGGAAATTTTGGTGAAGGTAATTATGTTCAAATAACAACTGATATGAAAGGGGTTATTTTATATCATAATTATTTTCATAATAAGATAAATTTTGCAAAAGAGGGAGCAGTTGTTTATAAAAATGAATTAATTGCTATTCAGGGTATGACCGGTAATTCGACTGGAGTTCATTCTCATTTTGAAATTTATTTTATGGAATGGGATTTAAATAAAGCGTATGCAAAAGAGATAATAAAAAAAGTTAAATATATAAAAATAGGGAAAAGAGTTTTTTTAGATCCATTTGAATTTGAAAAATTTATTGGAGGTTAATTATAAAAATGAAAAACTGGACAATAAAAATTGTTATTATTGTAAGTATTTTAATTTTAATATTAGTGATTACCGGATATATATTTGAAAAATTTACTAATTCAAAGTTAAAGGCTGAAAATAAAAGGATTATAGAAGATAATAAATCCCAAATAGAGAAAGACAAGATCGAAATCGAAAAATATAAAAAAGAAGATACTGAAAATAAAAAGCAATTAGAGAAATTAAAAACCGAAAATAAAATATTAACTAAAAAACAACTTGAGAAAATACCATGTGAAGATAAAGATGATATCATAATTGGATTACAGAATGATAAAAAAGAATTATTTAATTTATGTGATTTATTTTCATTAGAGGCATCTTCTCTTTTATCGAAATGGGCTGATTCAAATTTTTTATTAGAAAAAACAACTAATCAATTAAATACAACAAATGAAACATTAAAAAGATTTAATAAAAAATTTGGTTTTGGTATTTATGGAATGGCTGGATTTACAGGTTTAAAAAAATATTTAGAAGATCAAACTCCGTTAGAATTAGAGTTGATTATAGGTGAAGATGTTTTATTCAGTTTTTTTAATAATAGATTTACATTAGAACTTGGTTTATATGAAAAAATTTATAAAGAAATTGGATTCGGGGGTAAACTGGGTTTAAAATTTTTAATAAAATAAAATTATTTTATTGACATATTAATTTTAAAAAATTATATTGTAGGGGGGAATAACATTATTATGCCTTATAAAAATAAAGAAGATCAACGCAAATATTATGAAATCCATAAGAAAGAAAAAAAAGAATACGATAAAAAATATTTTCAAGAAAATAAAGATAGAATTAAAGTAAGAAAAAAAAAATACAACAAGAAAAATCAA